ACAGCAGATGAAGACAGACCAAACGGTTCAGTATGGTTCAAGACGACTTCTGCAAATTCAGGTGCAAACATTGTTGCTAAACTTTACAGTTCGGCAACTGCATCATTCAATTCTGTAGATGCACCACTTTACGCAACTAACCACCAAGCAATCTACAACTTAGATCCAGCCAACGGTGGAACAGCATTAAGCGTTGGTACATTATACACACAATTCAATATCACGGAACAAAGTGTAGATGGACAAAGCGATAGCACAACAAACGTTGGGGACTTCCAGATCTTCAGATACGAAGGTGGTGAGACTATTATAAGTTCTAAGACAACACATCCAACGTTCACGCACAACGAGACATTCACTGTAAGAGAATCACTGAAAAATGAAGAAGAGTTGGCGGCGGCACAGACAGTCACAATCGCATCAAGCGATGGATCAACACTGGCCGACAAGGAAGACTTCGTGTCAGCCTTTAACGGAAAAGGTTTTATTAACCTGGAAGCATCTATAATCACATCAGGTGAGTACACAGGTGCCATACAGATCAAACACAAACTGGGCGGCGACTTCAGGATGAACAACACTTCAGGAACTCCGCTAGATGACGCAGGTTTTGGTACCAGTGACGCTCATACATATGGTGGATATGAGGCAAATTCAAGCACATTGATCGATAACTTGTATGTTACTCCAACAGGTGATTCAGAAGATTCAACTGTGGGGAACGAGGTTATGGCAAGTAATTGGAAGAGATTAAGTTACTCTGCTTCAGTAAGTGCTCCAACAAACGAACCGGCAGACGGCACACTTTGGTATGACACTTCAATTGACGAAGCAGACATCATGGTACACAACGGAACAACATGGGTTGGATACCTAAATCACTACGCTTCAACAGATCCAGAAGGACCACAGTTCAGTGCTTCAGCACCAACCACACAGTCAGATGGTACGGCACTTGTAACCAACGACTTATGGATTGACACAAGCGATCTTGAGAACTATCCAAAACTTTACAGATATAACACATCAGCAACTTTAAGTTCAACTAACACAGCAAACCAGGTGTCGGTCACCACATCGGGTGCGGCGTGGGAATTGATCGACAAGGCAGATCAAACCACAGAAGACGGTGTTGTTTTTGCTGACGCTAGATGGCATACTTCAACCGAGAGAAGTGCTAACAACAGCACACAGGCTGGCACACCATCAAGCATCAAAAATCTTTTAAGTGATGACTTTTTAGACCCAGACGCTCCTGATCCAGTATTATATCCACAAGATATATTGTTATGGAATACTAGAAGAAGTGGTTACAATGTTAAGGAATATAAAAATTCTTATATCACAACAACAAAATATCCAAGTTCAAATTCATCTGGATTGGGGAATATCAGATATAACAACGAGTCAGTTGCAAGTTATTATAAAGACAGATGGGTTACTAAATCAAGTAATAATGCGGATGGTTCAGGAACTTTTGGAAGAAAAGCACAAAGACAAGTTATTGTGCAACAATTAAAATCTGAGATCGATACCAACCAAGCAATCAGAGAAGACCAAAGAGGTTACAACGTGATCGCTTGTCCTGGTTACCCAGAATTAATTTCAAACATGATAAACTTGAACACAGACCGTAACAACACAGCATTTATTGTTGGCGACACTCCATTAAGATTGACAGGGACATCAACCGAGATACAAAACTGGGCGAACAACTCAGCAGGTGTCACAGACAACGGCGAAGACGGACTTGTGAGCTCAAGTGATTACTTGGGTGTGTTTTATCCATCAGGATTGACCACCGACAACACAGGCAAACAAATTGTAGTTCCGGCATCACACATGATCACAAGAGTATTAGCAAACAACGACAACGTGGCATTCCCATGGTTCGCACCGGCAGGAACTAGACGTGGTATTGTTGATAATGCCACTGCGGTTGGATACATAAACTCAACTTCGGGAGAATTCCAAACAATATCTGTTACGGAGTCAGTGAGAGATTCTATGCATGAAGTTAAAGTAAATCCAATTACTTTCTTCTCAGGAGCAGGGATCGTAAACTTTGGTAACTTGACAAAAACATCGGCGAGTTCGGCATTAGATAGAATCAACGTTTCAAGATTGGCAGTATATCTAAGATCACAATTAGATGCAATCGCTAAACCATTTATCTTTGAACCAAACGATGAGTTGACAAGAAACGAGATCAAACAAGCAATCGAATCATTCATGTTAGAACTTGTTGGTCAAAGAGCATTGTATGATTTCCTAGTAGTTTGCGATGACACGAATAACACACCTACAAGGATCGATAGAAATGAACTTTATGTGGATATCGCAATCGAACCGGTGAAATCAGTTGAGTTCATCTACATACCGTTGAGAATCAAAAACACAGGAGAAATTGCAAAATTGGGGAACTAATTTTGAATAAATAGGAGAAACAGATGGCAATATCAACTTTATCAAAATTTACAGTACCACTAGCAAACGACCAAAGTAGTGCATCACAAGGCTTATTGATGCCTAAACTACAATATCGTTTTAGAGCGATCCTGGAGAATTTTGGAGTATCAACACCAAGATCAGAACTAACAAAACAAGTTATGGACATCACAAGACCTAACTTGACTTTTGACAACGTTACACTAGACGTGTACAACTCAAGAGTATATGTAGCAGGTAAACACACCTGGGAACCAATTACTATTACTTTGAGAGATGATGTCAACAACTCAGTCACTAAATTAGTTGGTGAGCAGATTCAGAAACAATTTGACTTCTTCGAACAGTCAAGTGCGGCATCGGGTATTGATTACAAATTTGTCGCAAGAATCGAGATGTTAGACGGTGGTAACGGAGCAAGTACACCAAATGTGTTAGAAACATTTGAATTATACGGTGCATACGTTGAGAACGTGAACTACAACTCATTGGCATACAATACATCAGAACCGGCAACTATCACGTTGTCAGTAAGGTACGACAACGCAATCCAAACACCAACAGGTACTGGAATTGGTACAGCAGTAGCAAGAACAGTTGGTACTTTAAGTACAGGTGGTGGTGCGTAATTTTCGTTAACAATTATAACAGAAAGAGCGTCTTTATAGGCGCTTTTTTTGTGGCTATAAATAACACGTATGCCAAAAATAAATGATTTCCTAAAAGGGTTCCAAGACGGCCTTCCGGGCATGAAAGACTATCGTCATGCTTCTAGACTTTACATAGACGACAACTACAAGTTGATGCCAAAGCAGAAATTTCTGTTCCACGTGGTATTCAATACCGATGAAACATTGTTTTTTGATGGATTTAGTGCCAATGAAAGATATCAACTTAACATGTTAGTCAAATCAGCAGAACTACCAAGGTATGGAACCAACCTCGAGGAAAAGATACAATACAATAAAAAAATGTATACGGCAACTAGAATTCAGTATGAACCTGTGAACATCACCTTTCATGACGACCATGCCGACACAGTAAATGCCTTTTGGAAAAAATATTATGAATATAATTTTGCCGACTCGGTTTCTTTTAATTCAGATCAACAAATCTCAGAGACCAAGGATGATTATTATAATACCGGAAATAGAGCTATAAACAAATTCGGAATGGACACACCCAAGAAAAGACAAAAACCGTACCTAAAAGGTGTGGAAATATTTGTGTTACACAAACAGAGATTCACATCAATGACTTTGGTTAATCCAGTGATCGGTTCGTTCGCACATGATACTGTAGACGCGACGGACGGTACCGGCGTCATGTCCAATGCCATGCAACTTTTTTACGAAACAGTGGTGTACAAATCGGGGATCATTAATGTCAACAATGTCCCCGGTTTTGCCACAATAAATTATGACAAAGAACCTTCACCTTTGACTGTGTTAGGTGGTGGAACGAATTCAATATTTGGTCCAGGCGGAGTGATAGATGGCGTGGGATCCGTCATAAGGAATGTGCAGTCAGGAAATATTTTAGGTGCTATTTTGTCGGCATCAAACACATACAACAATGCCAAAAAAATTAAAAAATCAGATGTTAAAGAAGAATTGAAAGGCATAGCCAAAAAAGGTGTTTTAGAAGTTGGTAAACAAGTTGGCACTACAAGTCCAGTTGGCCAATTTGCCATAGGAGCCGCAATTGCAACAGGACTGACTTTAGGAAACAAAAAAGGAACCAACGACAATACAAACAAAAGCAATTTGCGAGTGTTGTCTAATCCGGGATTGAATACACAATTATATCTAACAGCGGACGAAAGTTATAAATTAATAACCAACGATAGTGTGCTCAAAGATGAGATTGCATCAGGGATCTATTACAAAGATATCGGTTCGAGAAAAAATTTGAGTGTGGCAGAATCAGATGTGGAATACGAAAATGCAACAGCGACGACTAAAACAGTGTACAGAAACAAAGCAATTACCGACATTCGAAAATTAGTCACAGAAGGATATATTAGAATAGAACGTTCTTCACAAAACGTAAGCATAGTCACAGAAAGGAAAAGTTTATAATGGCCGAATTTTACACAAATCTACCACCTAAAGACAAAGACGAATTACAAAAAACAATTGACAAATTGACAACAACGAATTACGAACAACAATATCAATTTAATGCAGGCGAATATGATGCCGTGATTGCTTTCTTCGTAAAAAGAGGATTCAAAAGAGAAGCGGCTGAATCCACAGCATACGTGATAATGGCACAGGCTAAGATCGACAATGTGAAGCCGCAAGAGTTAATAGACAAACTGACTTATACCTCTCCGGCACAACTGTCAGAAATAATAACAATCATACTTAATGCTAACAGATACAAGTCTAGTAGATTGGGTGTGAGACAAGCACTCGCTACCAAAGACACAGTATCTAGAAATATTCTAGACTAATGTTACCAAGATTCGCCAGAGGAAAATTTTATCCAAAGAACCAAGAAAAATATGTGGGATTGAAAACACCAACATACAGGTCAAGTTGGGAACAAGCATTTATGAGGTTGTGTGATGAACATCCAAACGTGGCCAAATGGGCCAGCGAATCAATTAAAATTCCTTATCGGCATCCTCTGACAGGCAAGCACACAGTATATGTGCCGGATTTTTTTATTGTGTATGTTGACAAGAACGGTACTAAACATGCCGAACTGATTGAGGTCAAACCTAAGGCACAAACTAATCTTCAAGATGCCGGTAAGAGCCAAGGCAAAAAAAAACA